TTACCCATCGGAGCGGGACAGGAGCTTTTCTCTGAACTTGCAGTGGTCACTATATAACCACCTCGCTCTGCCGTGGATGAGTTTGGCTTTGGGGAGATCGCCGGACTTAATCCGGTCGTATATGAAGGTTTTTCCAAAGCCAGTATCCGCCATGATGAATTTCAGATCAACAAGGCTATCTGGTTGCATCTCATGTTTCATCTTCCACCTCTCGTTACAGCCAAATGCTTACCACGTTCTTTCATTGGATCCCCCTCTGTTTGCGCATTAGCTCAAACTCTTCAAGAACCTTTTCCTTTGCTTTCTGGTAAGCCTCGGAAGCCTCTTCTTCTGTATCGTAATCGCCAAGATAGATGCCTTTATAATTAACAGTTATCCTTGCTGACCACCTACCTGATGGACGTTTAGTTACACCAACAAATCGAGATTTGCTTCCCTTCACTTTCCTTCTGTTCAACTGCTGTTCAGATGGTGTGGCCCAACGACAATTTTCCGGTGAATACCCCTTTTCGTTATCGATGCGGTCCAGCGTAAACCCATCAGGACGAGAGCCCATATCAGCGTAAAACGAGCTGAAGTCATGCCATTGATGGCACACTGTTATTCCTCGCCCGCCATAATCCTTGTATCTCTTATCGTTAGGGTTTTCGCATCTCTGTATCATGAGATCCCAAATTTTATATTCTGAAGAACTCGACAAGCCGTGAGTCTTTTTTGCTTCAACCTTCAAGCACCCACATGATTTTGTGTGACCACTTTTAACGTAAGAAAGGCGAATAATTTTAGTTCTACCGCAATCACAGTAAAATTTACCCTTATAAACCCCTTTTTCATCTTTGGTGAAAGGCTCAATTAGCGTGAGCATGCCCACCTTTTCGCCAACATCAAACTTCACGCGCATATCATTTGCCCTCCTGTTTCAACCGTAGTTCGATATCACTGGCGCAACTAACACAGCGCTGACAACCCGCCACCAGTTCCCGGCGCCGCTCGGGTATCTCTTCCCCACAGTCGCGGCAGTGAGTAGCTGAAACTGCATTGTGGTTGATGCGCATGTTCTGGATGGTCATTTCAAGCCGGCGCTCTGCCAGCTCGTTGGCCTGATCGATGATTTCTGGCATGTCAGCGCTCCTTTATCTTTCCGTTCAAAATGCCGATTTCCACATAGAGATGGCTTGGCGTTAACCCAAGCTGCCTTATCAGCGGCATGCATCCGTTGAGGATCGGTCGTGATATCTCGTCGCAACTTAAAGCGGGAGATGACCTCCGCTTTGCCTTAACCTCATCGTTAGCCCTGCGCGCGATGCTTCTGAGCGCATTTTTCTTTTCTTCTGGCGTCATGCGACCCCCATATAAGCGCGAATGAAAGCCGCGGCTGCCTGTGCGTTTATAGCGTTGCCGTACCCTTTCAGGCGGCCGACGCGGTTGCTGCTTGCCACTCTTGCCACCCCGGGCTCGACTCGTCCCATGCGTGCGGCAGCCCCATCAACCAGCGGGAATGTGCCGGGTTCAACTGGACGCCATTTGCCATCTCGACAAAAGAGCCAGTCCGCATCTCGCCAAAAACCGTTAACCTCAAGGGGCCGGTAATCCCCGCAAAGTCCTGCAGACGCTGCTGGGTCTTGCTCCCGTCCTGTCGATGCATGTTCATGGCCGCATCCACTGACGGCGATCGAGTGTTGCTCGTTGTCGGTGTTGGCCAACCCGTCATGAAAGCCTGGCGCGGCAGCTGGTCCAGTCGCTCCTTCCCGTCCCGCTGCGCCGTCATTCCCGCTGAGTCCTTCCAGTCGCGCGACGTTGGAGTTACCCAGCCCGCCATTCTGGCCGCCCCGCCCAATGTTGTTCCCCTGTTTGGCGCATTCGCGGCTGCTGCCTGTCCTGCAACCTGGTTGTTGTCGATCGTGGTTGGCGTCGGCCAGCCGGACATCATCGCCGCCGTTTGAATATTCATTCCGCCCTGGCGCCCGGACGTTCCCGCGCCGGTCACTGATGACGCTGTTGGCGTTGGCCACCCAGTAGGCCCGCTCTCTGATGTGCGGCGCACCGACGCCCGCTGACGTAAACGGCACAAGTCCGAAGGCGTATCCCACTCCTTCCAGGTCTGCTTGTACAAGGTCGAACCATGTGTTTGCGTTACCGCTTGCAACCTGTTCGCCAAAGACATGCTGAGGTCTGCGCTCGCTGATGAGATGGAAGAAGTGGGGCCAAAGGTGCCGCTCGTCAGCAAACCCATCTCCTTTGCCTGCCGCGCTGAAAGGCTGGCACGGGCAGGAGCCAGTCCAGACCGGGCGATCGTCAGGCCATCCTGCGAGGCGGAGGGAATGGGACCAGACGCCGATACCGGCGAAAAAGTGGCACTGGGTAAATCCTTTGAGGTCGTCAGGTGTGACATCTTCAATACTCCGTTCGTCAACTTCGCCCGGGGCGATATGCCCGTCAGCTATGAGGTTACGCAGCCACTGCGCCGCGAATGGGTCGATCTCGTTGTAGTAAGCTGCCGCTCTCATGCTGCCTCCGTCTTCACAACTTCAATGGCGCAGCCGGGGATCAACTCAACGGAAGCGGTGGCGCACTGGTTGCCCCAGTGACTCCAGCCTGGCGCTGCGCTTCGGCTGAAAAGCTCAATCCGCGGCACGTCGCCGTAGAGCAGTTCCAGGCGGTGCCTAACTTCCCACGGTTTCTCGCTGTGCGCGCCGAGAGGGCTGTAGACCACCTGCTTAATGCCGGCGTGCTTGCGCTCCAGCCCGGCGCCGCGGGTGGCGATCAGCACGTCTTCGGTATTGGCGCGGGTGTGGTTGCCGCCGTTCATGCGCGTCTCGGCATTCAGCAGGGCGAGGAAGTCGTAAAAATCGTTCACATCGCCATCTGCCAGAGCCTTGGTAATGCGCAGCTCAGCCAACTGGTTCAACTTCACCCAGGTGAAGCCCTTCATCGTGCGAACCGTAAAGCCCCAGGCCTCGGCCAGCTCGATCGCCTCCTGGTTGTGGGTGCCGGTGTACCACATCGCCAACACGGCGTTATCCGCGGAGAGCTCCCACACCGGGAGCCGCTTCATATCGAGAAGGCTCATGGTGGGGTAGTGATCGACGGCGGCGCCGTTGCTTATCGTGTTCCCGTAAGACCAGGCCGGGTCAGCATAGATAAGTGAGTAGCGGTTCATTGCGCACCTCTTTTCGTGTCTGCCTTTCTCATGCGGCTTAAAGTCTTGGATACCGACGCAACGCTGCGGCCCATCTTCATGGCGATGCTTTTATGCGACTCGCCGGCAGCGCGCAGTTCAGCGACGATCTGCTTCTCCTCTGGCTTCCAGGGCTTGTAGACAAACGCTGTGCTGATGGAATAGCTCTGTGCCAGGCGGTAGAAGTTCGCCTGGCTAATCCCCAGCGCATCCGCTGCGCGACAGGCAGGCATGGTTCCGGCGACGGCGCGGAATTGCTCTGGTGTGATGCTCTGCTTATTCATTGTGCCTCCCGAGGTAACCGGTAAATTTCTCCGCCAAGCGTCCCGTTTCCCCAGCGCTCGACCGCCAGGAATGGCTTAACCATTTCCAGTTCAGGCGCCGAGATGAACACTTCTTTCATCTCAAGTGCTGGCGCCCACCCGGCGTAATAAGGTTCATGAAAATTTAGGGTTATCCCTGCGTTGTGCCCAAGGGCGCCCGCTGCGGTCTGCCAGCGATGAAATACCGTAATGTTGTTCCGCGCGTCCTTGCGCAGGATGGACAGGATTGACTCAGCTGTTACTTTCATGGCTGCCACCACTTGCGGCTTGTTTCAGCTCTCTCAGGCGGATGCCGGTAACGTCCCTGCACTTCGTCTGATGCTCAGGGAAGCCATGAAGGCTGTTCCATGCTTTTCCGTAGTTATCCTGGAGGGCCTTCGGATCGTTCTCTGAACCTGCGTAAGCAGTGAAATCAGCGAGAATCTGATCTGCGTCTGCTGGCCTTACCTGGTGAGCCTCATAGTCAGGGTCCACAGTCGTCTCTTCTGTAGGGATGCAGAACGCCTGAAAGGCTGCATATTTGTACGCGATCGACATGGCCTTGTTCGTTGCTTTATCGCCGCTATCCATCGCCTCGCCGTAGGTGACGACGGTATGAATGCTGCCGTCCTCCGTGCTGACAAAATCGAACTCAGCCCGGACGGTTACATAAAACAACGCGCCACCATTTTTGCTGGTTCGTTCACAGCATGACCGCTCAGTACACCGCGGGAGGATCAGCAACCTGTGCTTCACCAGGGCGGGGGCCAGAGCGTTGTAAACGTCATCGATCCCACGGAATGCGTAGTTGACCTGGCTGCCCTGTTTTCTGGCCTTGCTGATGCCTTTCTCTGCAAGCTCTCCGGCCACAGCGCTAATAGCGGCGTATACTTTTTTATCCGTCATTGAAAATTCCCCGCGAATTCATCCCAGCTGATCACCGGGTTCTGCCGTTCCGCAGAAAGGTTTACTGGTTCGTCATCGTCGAAATCACGTTCGCCGATCGCATCGCTCATCATCTGAATGAATTCGTCGTCATCCCATTTTTCCGCCGCGCTCATGCCGCTTTCTCCCGATGAGTAATGACGTAGCCATGCTCCGCCAGACATTCGATCACCACGTCCCAATCCAGTTGCATGAGGACTTCACGACTGTTAACCGTCCCTGACAGCACCACGTCTTCCAGCTCGACGGTTAACGTGTTATGCGGGCCTACAGATGTGCGCATGTCTGTGCATTCACATTTGATATTCATAAGAGCCTCAAAAAAGGTTGTTATTAATAACTTTGTTATTTGCAAATTCGCCATGGAGTTTCAGCCGATAATCCTTTATTGCCGACTCAGCATCTTTAAGTGACAAATAACTCCCTATTTCTTTGTTTTTCCCTTTTATGGATATGCTGGCCCGGAATCTTTTCCTTCTGCCATCCCAGCTAACACCCTTTACTCCTGTTTTGTTATTTTTCCCGGCTGCGCTATTCCACATATTTTGTTCAGCGGTGGCTTCTCTTAGGTTATTGATTTTATTGTTTTCTCTGTTGCCATCAATGTGGTCTATCATGTTGACTGGGAATGTTCCATGCGTAACTAGCCACGCGAGGCGATGAGCAAAATAAAACTTCCCGTCAATTTTTATGAGAATGTAACCTTGTCCATTTTTGCTTCCTGCGATACATCCAGACTTAGCCTTTCCCCGGCGGTTAACCTTCCAAGTAAATAACCCTGAATCAGGCGAATAATCTAATAACTCATCAAGTCTTTCTTTATTCAGCATGCGTGCCTCCCGGCGCGATGAAAGCCGCCTGATAGCTCAGTTAAATTCTTCGTTTCGATTACCGGCTGAGACCTTGTCCCAACCCGTTCAGATAAACTTCAACCAGCAAGTCGGTTGTGTAAGTCCGCTCAATCCCGCGATGCAGGTACAGGCGGCCGCGTTTATTTGCTGATGCTGTCCAGGTGCTTTCCCGATGCTTAACGAGCATCCCTGGCAGAACGGCGCCGCGGTTAACGGTCTGTGTCCCGTAATGATGACTAACCATTGAACACCCCCGTAACGTGCAGAATTTTGATAACCACTGCCGCCAAGATAACGCCGCAGATCAGCAGGCAGTAAATCAGTGAACGAATGCCATTTCTGCTCATGCTGAACCACCAGGCATCAGGCAGAACGCGCTTGCTATCAGTACGCATACGACGATGGCGAATGCGTGTGCCAGAAACTTAAACCACTCAGTTTTATCTTCTTCGCGGATCATCTCTTCACCTTTGCCTTAAAGCCGGCCAGCTGAGCATTGTTACGATTACCCGGCGTTGCCGGTGTTGTTTGGATGAATTGATAATAGCCAAGGCGATTATTGGGGTCAATCGCTAAAACGATATTAATAATCGAAAAAGTGATAAATATGTGATTATTAAAGTGATTATTTTAAGAAAAAATTTTAGGTAGGCGTTTTTACGAGGGGTTTGGCGGCGGGATGGCAATAAAAAACCCGCCGAAGCGGGTTATGCGAATCGTTTATATTCGATCGATTGTCTGAGAAGGACTCTGGCCATAACGTAGAACTGGTCTTCATCACCTGGCTCTACATACCATTTTTCATAGATAGGGTTATCTGAAATTACGGCCAGTCGATCCCTTTGCATCTGCAAGCGCTTGACGTGAAGGGTTTTTCCAAAAACAAACACGTAAACGCCATCACTGTCAAAATGGGTAACGCTGATGTCTACGAAAATTTCATCACCGGGTGAGATCGTCGTATCCATGCTATCACCGGTAACGGTGATTACTTTTATGTGATGAGCTGGTCGATTGCCAAATAGAGATCTGGCCTGCTCCGATGTGTATTCGATCGCACGAATCGTCTCTATGAAATCGTTCGTGATAAGTGCACCTGGTCCTGCACTGGCTTTTACATCGAGGACATCCACACGATAAATGCCATTTTGCGGTGTTACTGGCGACTGCACTTGCGTGATATGTATGGAATCAGCAAGCATTTCACCTGCGCCAGTGGATAGCCATTCAGGACGCACACCTAACACAGATGCTATTTCCACTGTCTTGCGAGAGCCGTTGGCGCCATTAAGCAACTTGTTCACGCTCGACTGCGCCATGCCAACCTCTTTGGCAAGCCTGCCTTGCGTATACCCAGCTAATGACATTGCTCGAGCAAGACGCTCAGAGAAATCCATAACACCTCCTCAAAGTAACTCCTTTAATCCTATCGCCACAGCGATTACTTAGCAAAAAATCGCATAGGCGATTGACAATCTCTTTTGCGATAACCATAATCATCAAAAACCAATAGCTGAGGTGATTATGAAAAACCCCGCAGTAGAAAAAGCGATTTCCATCGCCGGCAGTCAGAAAGAATTGGCCAAGCGATGCGGCAAAGCGCAGTCCACGATCTGCGACTGGCTAAATGGGAAAAAGAGGATTTCTCCTGTGCATGTTCCCGACCTTGTCGCGGCTGTAAATGGAGAGATTAAGGCATATGAGTTTCGCCCTGATCTGCCCTCGATTTTTCCGCCACCAAACAATAATGCCGCCTGACTGGCGGCCATTCCAAACAACACCAGAGGAAGTATCACAAATGGAGAACGCAATTAAACGCAATAAGGACAACGCACGTCGCATCGAGACATGGCTGCTGAATCGCATCTCTCTCATGGGAGGGAAAAAAGTGGCCCTGGCGGTAGGCGTCAATGAATCGCAGGTTACGCGCTGGAAATCATCGTGGGTGCCGAAAATGGCGATGTTACTGGCTGTTCTTGAGTGGGGCGTTGTCGACGACGACATGGCCCGCCTTGCAAAGGAGGTAGCAAAACTTCTCAGAAAAGAGATGGCCCCAAAGTGCTCGAAACACTTTGAGGCCTGATGCGAATTAACTGGATCAATTCACAGGAGTAATTATGCCTAAGAGCAACAGATTTTACCAGGCACAAACACACAAAAATGTTACCCGCGATCGCTTCATTCGCTCGGTTAACCCGGTGGTTGGCATGAAAATGCGCGCCATCCTGGAAGAGCTGAAACGGAAGGAGGAAGGCCGTGAGTAACGTTCTCCGCATATCCGATTTTAGAGGGTCTCAGAAGCCCATGGAGAAACCTCAGCCATCAGGGCAGGGGTTGGTATTCCTGCACCGTAAAGTAAGAGAGCTTCCGTTCTACAAGACCGACAGTGAAGCCGTCCATCTGTGGATCCATCTCATCATGGAGGTCAATTCAGCTGACGGGATGGTCACCACTGAGTTTGGTGAGTATCCGGTTTCCCGCGGTCAGGTGATCACCGGGCGGCATACTCTGTCGAAAGACACGGGAATAGCACCTGACAGGGTTAAGTACCTGCTGAACAAGTTCGCGAAAATGGGCATGATCACCACCCTGGCAAACAAGAAATTTACACTCTTAACCGTCACCAAATATGACGATTATCAGCAGTTTTTTGTGCCAACAGAATGCCAACAGAGTGCCAACGCAAACCCAGTAACCACGCTGCGTACCGGCGAGGTTGTGCCAACAGAATGCCAACAAAGTGCCACAAACAATATATTAAATAATATCTCTTCTACTGACGTAGAAGAGAGTGCATCAGCATCGCAAAAATCAGAACCGAAAAAACCGTCTCTCAGCTGTGAGCAGGTTGTTGAGGTTTACCACCGTGTTCTGCCAGAAGCACAAGGCATCAGGATCCTCACTGACAAGCGCCGCAACCTGATCCGCTCGTTTTGGCAGAAAGCCAACAAAATTACCCGTCAGCTTGATGGCCACTGCTTTACCCTGGCCGACTGGGAGTCTTACCTGAGCTACATCGCCAGTAACTGCCGCTGGATGCTTGAGAATCGCCCTGATCAGCGCACCGGGAAAACTTGGCGCCGCAAGTCGCTGGAATACTTCCTGAACGTCGATGTCTACGCCAAAACGCGCGAGGGGGCCTGTGATGACCTCTGATTTCATGACCCCTCCGCACAGCATTGAAGCAGAGCAGAGCGTGCTGGGCGGGCTCCTGCTTGACGATGACAACAGTGAGCGTACTCAGAAGGTGCTTTCGATTCTCAAGCCAGAATCGTTCTACGCGCGCCCTCATCAGGTCATTTTTGCTGAAATGCGCCAGATGTACCGCGACCATAAGCCTGTCGATCTGCTGACCCTGTTTGATGCTCTGGAAAGCAAGGGGCTGACAGAGACCGTTGGTGGCTTTGCATACCTGGCTGAAATGTCGAAGAACACGCCAAGCGCGGCGAACATCGTGGCCTATGCAATGCGTGTTCGTGAGACCGCTATGGAGCGCTACGGCATCGAGAAAACAACGAAGGCGATCGAGTTGCTTTATGCCCGCAACGGTATGACGGCAGAACAGAAGTTTGACGCAATTCAGGGCTTATTCACTGAGATAACCGAGCACGTAAAAACAGGGCGACGGACTGGGCTTCGCACGTTCTATGACGCTGTTACTGACTGGTCAGCAGAATTCGACGAAAGGCTCAAGCCGGATGGTCGTTCCCGCGGATTGTCGACCGGGATCCGCTCTCTGGATGAGCTTCTCGGTGTGAAGCGCATTGTGCGCGGCAGCCTGTTTGTTATCGGCGCACGTCCGAAGATGGGTAAAACCACGCTATACACCCAGATGGGTGTTAACTGCGCGACGGTCGAGAACGAGCCAGCCCTTATGTTTTCTCTGGAAATGCCGGAGGGGCAAATGGTGGAGAAAATCACTGCGCAGAAGGGTAGGATCTCGCCAAACCTGTTTTACCCGGACATGACGAAGGACGACTACGGGTATCACGGCGACTGGAACAGCGATCTGAAAAAAGCCACCGGCGTGATGGGGGCGCTGATTGACACCAATAACCTCCTGATTGATGACACCCCGGGTATTTCACTGGCGCATGTCATGGCTGAGTCACGTCGCATCAAGCGCGAACGCGGCAAGGTTGGGATGATCCTCGTTGACTACCTGACGCTGATGACTGCCGATAAGGCAGAGCGAAATGACCTGGCTTACGGGCTGATCACCAAAGGCCTCAAGACCCTGGCGAAGGAGCTGGATTGCGTCGTGGTTCTCCTGACTCAGCTTAACCGTGAGCTTGAGAAGCGAACCAATAAGCGCCCCTTGCCGAGCGACTCCCGCGACACCGGGCAGATTGAACAGGACTGCGATTACTGGCTGGCCATATACCGGGAGGGCGCCTACGACGAGAATGCAAACCAGAGTGACACAGAGCTCCTCCTGCGCCTTAACCGGCATGGTGAGACAGGTGTTGTCTATTGCGAGCAGCGTCACGGGGCGATTTATGACTGCGATCAGGAGGCTGCCAGTCAGCGCCGGCGCGAGAAAGAGGAAAAACCAACCAAGCGGGGTGGATTTTGATGAAAAAGAACTCTGGCAAACAAGCCGTTATTAACTTCATCGGCCAGCATCCTGGCTGCAGCTTTCAGGATATCCGCCGCGGTACCGGGCTTGACTCTTCAGTAGTCAATTCCTCCCTGTGGCAGATGAACAAAGACGGCCAGGTTAAGCGTGAAGGTGAGTGCAGGAGCTACCGCTACACCCTGATCGACACGACAGCCTTAACCGAAAGCGATCCGTCTGTTCAGTATTGCCAGCGACCTGGCGGCGTAAACCCAATGACCAACCTGTTTAACCAGTGCCTGGCGGGAGTAAGAAAATGAACATCGAAACAGTAAACGAGCTCATTCAGTCGCTTGAGTCTGCGGGCGAGCTGTCGATCAGAGAGCAGAAGTTCCTGAAGCTGGCGAAAGCGTTTAAGCAACTGGCAGCGGAGAATGTGGCGCTGAAGAATGTTTTTGGCCCCGGCGATGCAGTGCTGAATTTTCTCACTATCGCATTAAGACACACAACGTATGACCAAATTGACCTTGATGACGTCTCGCTGGCTTTCAAAATGTCGCTGCCAGAAACCCCCGCCACCGATCGCATCGTAGCCGGGATTAAGGCTGATGGGGTGGCGTTGGTTAAGTCTGCATTTGAGATGCATATCCAGTCTGCATCCTGCTATCAGGATGAAATTGTTGGAATGGAATCAGCGATGAGCATTGCATGCCAAGTAGAGTCGCAGCTGCGCGAGGGGGCCGACAAATGAGCGGCCGTATCCCTAACTTCGGCTGGAACCGCCTGAAACTGGCAAAGCTCACCTATGAGCAATTGGCGGAGCTTGAAGAACAAGTGAAGGCTGAGCATGCCTGCAAAAACGGCATTCACCTCTTCGACAAAGCCGGTCAGCGCAAACTCGATGCCCTTAGCTGGGCCGTATACAACAAGCAGAAGGCGGAGCGTGCCGCATGACAACTGATATCACCGAACTGGCGCAGCGTATGAAGGCTGCAGCAGAGAAAGCGACTCCGGGCGAATGGTGGGCCGACGAAGTTAAAAACGAAGGATGCTACGGGTCTGGCGATGACTGCGTGGAGGGATTCACCTCATACGCAATTTATGGCTCTGACGGGCAAACCCTCTTTGATTCGCTCAACAGTGACGCTGCCTGCATCAGTGAGGAATACGACGGCGAGGGGCATGTGGCATGGGATGAGACAGCGCAGCGTAATGCCGAATTCATCGCCCTGGCTAACCCAGCCAACATCCTCGCGCTGGTTGAGGCGCTGGAGAAGGCGCAGAGGCGCATCGTCGAACTGGATAGAAAAAACTGCGAGCTTGATTCGCTTACTCAGCGATGGGCTGTTGAGCGCGCTGAAAATGCAGACCATATCGCCGAGCTGGAGTCCCGTACCGTGAAGCTGCCGCCCGCCGTAGCAGTTGCAGACTGGATGGTGGGCATCGATGTATATGAAGCGGATTTGGTTCGGGCGCTGCTTACCGCCGCTGGCATCAAGGTGGAGGCTGAGTGATGCGCGACTGGAGATTAGTTTTACGCGATATGGAGCGAGAAGAGGAGCGTAAGCGATCTATGGTAAAAATCGTTCCAGGAGAATTACGAAATCAAAAATGTCCGTGCGGTAGCGGTCGAAAAGCTAAAAATTGCCAGTGCGATATGTTCAAGGGGGCGAAAAATGCCTGATGAAATTGAAACTATAGATAAAAACCCAAAATCATGGGCCGCATGGAAAAGAGAAGCAGAAAGGCTGCAAGCAATTATCGACGACATGGCGCTGGCCGCAATGGACAGCGAGCCGGTGGCCGAAGTTTTATCTAACCGCCCAGGCAATGACACGTCGACAATCGACAGGGCGCTGCCTGTCGGCACTCAGCTCTATCGCCACGCGCAGCCAGCGCCGGTAGTGCCGGAGGAAAAATCAATTCCAAATACACTGAGCATGTACGCCGTGGATGCAGTAGCAGCCATCGCTGAGGTGAAGGGCTGGAACGCCTGCCGCGCCGCCATGCTGCATGCTGGCAACTCTCCGGCAATTCCGGATGGTTACGTGATGGTGCCGAAGGAACCGACAAGGGAGATGTTGGACGAATTCGACTCAATTATTGATTACGGCGCAGAAGACTCTGTAGACGCCTGGCGCAGACTGCTCGCAGCCGCCCCGCAGGAGGTGAAAGGTGAGTAAAGAAGTCATTACTATCAAGGCTCAAAGCCAAGAGATGGCGGAAAAGCTGGCGAGAGGTGTATGGGCGGTTTGCCCGGACGCAGAAATTAAACTGTCCTATCCAAAGCCATGGCTTTTCACCTGCCAGATAACCTCATGGGTAGGTAAGACATTTTCAGTGCAGATTTCAAATGCAATGCCGAAATGTTTCACTGAATATTCATCACCGGAATAGATTTATCCGGCTATTGACAGGTGCCTAAATCCCCCGCATAACGCAAAGCCGCAACCCACCGTTAGGTGGGTTTTTTGTCGTATGGCCTCAACTGAAGAGCAAAACGTGCTGTCCATGCTAAAAACGAAGCTCTTGCAACCACGTCTAAAACGAAGCCAGAAGCCCTACAGGAGGGGAAGATTTGAGATGCATCCTGGTACACGGTGATTTTTCGTGTTTTTGTGATGTTTCTATGGCGTTTTGAAGTGTATTAGATTCAACCAAAGGTTGAAGGATTGCCCTTGAGGTAATACACTTTGCTAACTTTTAGCATTAGGCTAGTTATGATTTTGTGGCATTTAAGTCGTTAAGAGCGGCAGAGGGAATTAGTATGGCTATCAGTCAAGCGATTGCATTGGCTGCGATAACTCAACAAATGAACAAGGTTCAGGATGCTGTTAATAGTGCATTCAAGCCCTTGATTTCTAATGCCTGCGAAATGCCTGCGAGATTGAATGCGGAAGAGTCTTTGCGCAGGTGTACAGCAGTTGTCGCAAGCATCAAGCTGATAGAAGACATGGCAAAAGAAGGCATGCATCACTTGGCTAATGTGCGCTCGGGGGAGATTGATTTAGGGAGCGCGCCTGAAGGGCTCATTGAGACGATGAATGCTTTGGCTGTGGCATGTAAGAATGCTCGCGGTCATGTTGTGGAAATGTTTGCATTTGCTGAAAGCTCTCCTATGTGGAGCGGACATATCAGCATGCTCAGACCTTTAAAGAAAAAATATGTTAAGGCACTTTCAGCAGCCGAAAACATCGCAAACCAAATGATTACTGAAGTCAAAGAGGCAAAACCAGCGTCCGCCGATGTTGAATCTTTAGATATAGGTCGTGACGACGCGATTTCATTAATTAAAACTTCACACATCATGCTGGGGGCTGATTCTCCAAAGTGGATGTGACATGGTAAGAGTCAGTATTACTAGTGGGTTATACCAGCAATCCGCAGCGCATAGATACGCTAAGATGCTGGCTCAAACTATATCCAATGAAACCCAATACTGGTGTTTTGGTTCACATGGTGGCTTTGAAAGAAGCTACGAAGCTATGGCCGCAAACATCAAGAAGATTCATCTTAAACTTCCAGGCGATAAGCCGTGGCCTCCAGAGTATTCGCTGAGCCAGAGAACCTGCGATAATTATTTGGTTTACGCTAAGCATCTTTATAATGACGAACACTACCAGATAGTAGCCATAATCAGCCCTAACGCACATGATCAGATTGATTCATTGCTGCCATCGATCATTAAGCTTGTAGAGGACACATTCTCTGAGCTTCCTCAAGCTGAACTTGATCAGCTAAAGACATACAATGCCTAACCCGCCGGTCGGCGGTTTTTTGCTTTCTGTAATCACCAAATCACAGCCCTTACTTCGTCTGGGTTTTTATCGCCTATGCTCGTTTTGCAATTCGGGATTTAGCCCGTCATAATTACCTCGTCAGCCTGAGCAACTGACACGATTATCCGGCGCCAAGTGGGGACACATGGCGCAAACACTGCAATTTGAGAAGAGTTATCAAAACGTACTGATTCCTGCAGAGCCGGGAACCAGCGAATACCTGCAACTTATCCCAGTAGGGCAACTGCTTTGCGGTGAGTTCCGCAAGCCCCGGAATTACGCATTCCACAAGAAGTTCTTCAAACTTCTGACTCTCGGGTATCACTACTGGACGCCTTCCGGTGGCCTCATTGAGCCCGCTGAGCGCGCCCTCATATCCGGGTTTATCGACTTTCTCTCATCCGACCTCGATCAGCGCGCTGCACTCCAGAACGCCGCGGAGATGTATCTCTCCTCGGTCGGTATCTCCCGTTCCCGCGATATGGCGCTGCTGAAACACTTCGAATCCTTCCGCGAATGGGCAACCATTCATGCTGGCTTTTACGACGAATACCAGATGCCTGACGGTAGCCGTCGTCGTGTCGCAAAGTCGATCTCCTTCGCCAGCATGGACGACAGCCAGTTTAACGGCGTCTACAAATCAGTGCTGAATGTGCTCTGGAACTACATTCTGCGTCGCAAATTCCACTCGCCGGCTGAGGCTGAAAACGCCGCTAGTCAGCTGCTGAGCTTTGCGGGGTGATGCCGATGAAACACTCATGGTTTCAGCATCCCGAATGCACTGCGGAGCAGGCAGAACAGTTGGTGTCCAGATATCAGGCGCGTGGCATCGTCACCGAGAAAAGCCTTAACCCGGATTATCTGAGCTGGACGGTCAGCGCCAGGCTTCCGGTTTGTGCTCGACCGGAGTATACGCCGCGATCACTTCGTCAACGGATTTGGGGGTAAGCATGGCTAATCTTCGCAAAGCGGCGCGCGGCCGCGAATGTCAGGTTCGTATCCCGGGCGTCTGCAACGGTAACCCTGAAACCACGGTATTGGCCCATATCCGCATTGCTGGATTGTGCGGGACCGGGATTAAGCCGCCTGATCTGATCGCCGCTATCGCCTGTTCATCCTGTCACGATGAAATAGACCGCCGCACGCGCCTGGTAGATGCGGAGTATGCGAAAGAGTGCGCACTGGAGGGAATGGCCCGAACGCAGGTTATCTGGATGAAAGAGGGGCTGATAAAAGCATGAACCAATATCGAATTTCATTACCCTGGCCACCAAGCAACAACCGCTACTACCGGCATAACCGGGGGCGCACACACATCAGCGCGGAAGGGCAGGCATACCGCGACAGTGTCGCCAGAATCATTAAAGACTTGATGCTTGATATCGGCCTGGCCACGCCACTGAAAATCCGTATTGAGTGTCACATGCCGGATCGCCGGCGCCGTGACCTTGACAACCTGCAAAAGGCAGCATTCGACGCCCTGACGAAATCGGGTTTCTGGCTCGATGACCAGCAGGTTGACTACTACAGCGTCAAGAGAATGCCTGTCGTCAAAGGTGGGCGGCTTGAGCTAACCATTACCGAAATGGAGTCCGCATGAACCACGACGTTATCGAACGCATCCGCGACCGCTGGCAAAAGCTCCGTCTCTGCCGGCACCGCGGCACCGTACTGGTTGACTACCGAATTTTGAAGAATTTCGTCCGCATCTATCAGGCTTCAGGAGAGAAAGCATGAATACCCAGTATCTTGAGTATGTTCGCCAGCAGCTGATAGTGGCCACCGCCGATCTGAGCGGCGCGACGAAAGGACAGTTGGTTGCTTTTGCAGAAAACGCGCAATTCACCGCTACGGCGCGCAGCCGGGGAAGGAAGAAAATAGCCGATCCGGTAACCGGCCGCATGGTAAACCCATCCAGCCCACCAATTCCCGGGCAGCAGTCCCGCGCTAAGGGTTCATCAATCGCTCTCGTTCTGCCCGTTGAGTATTCGACGGCCAGTTGGCGCCGGGCTCTGCTGTCGCTGGAAGAGCATCAGAAATCGTGGCTGCTGTGGAACTACAGCGACAATATCCGCTGGGAGCACCAGGAGACGATCACCCGGTGGGCATGGGAGCAATTCTACGAAAAGCTGGCCGGCGTGCGCATTGCAAAGAAAACAGTCGATCGCCTGCGTCAACTCATCTGGCTGGCCGCGCAGGATGTCAAAGCCGAGCTGGCAGGGCGGGAGACGTATGAATACCAAAAACTTGCCGCTCTGGTCGGAGTGACCCCGAAGAACTGGTCAGAAACGTTTGCGGAGCGGTGGGAGGAGATGAAAACAACCTTGCGGCGCCTTGATAGCGATGCCCTGTTGCAGGTAACGCGATCACGTTCACAACAAAAGGCGACAAATTTTGACTCAAGTCTTGCAAAACTGGATTAAATGCGTCATATTTGAGTCTACTTTGATATGCTGCCTTAACTTTAAGTGGCGGCATGATGAATAAAAAGGCCCTGGCGGAAACGTCGGGGCTTTTGCGTTTCTGGAGGCAGGAAATGTGAATAGGAACGGGTCGACCGCGGCCTAATGGCCATGCTGCAGTAGTGATGCTGCCCCGAGTCGCGTAATTGCGAGCCTGTGTGGTGATGGGTAAGGGTTCATAAACAACACAAGCCCCGGTAAAGCAGCGCGAATGCCAGACGCGCACCGGTTATAAGCGGCGATGATGCGGCAGGTACTCAAGGGCATGAGCGCGGACCACTGCGAAAGTGTGGTTGTGCGATCCGGTCAGGGCTCTTGGGTAGAGACGTGCTGCACGACACGTCGACACCCGCCGCGCAAGAGCCCTGAACCAGAGCGTAAATGTTTATGCCTCGATCCAGTCGCCATCTTCGTTTTTAACGACCTCGACAAGGGTGTCGAACTGGCGCTTGCATTCTTCCGGGTCCTCGTCCCAAGTCGGCATTTCAGCCAGCCAGTTTTCCTCCGTGTCGACTGAGCCGGTAAAAGGGTTCATCAGGAATTTTTCAGTAGTCATTTTGAGAGCCTCATTGATTTCCGTTATGCGGGACTGAAGTACACGTTGCACATCCGCACCTATGGTTGATGGCAGTGCATACTTACCTGTTACCCAATGCCGGACAGTTCGGTCACTAACAGAAAGTCTTTCCGCCATCTCGGTGACGAAGTGATTCCCGAACGCAGCCTTCCCAGCGGCGATAAAAGCTTCGATGTTCATATTACGCCTTAGCAAGTTTCCAGGTTGATTTCAGGGCGGAAGCAAAGAATTCACAAGCTTTACGACCCGCATTTTTGGGAAGAGATGCGAAGCCTTTTGCTTCTGCCCATGCTGCGCGCATGATTGCTGCTTTGTCGAATTTGCCGTTGAAGATCAGCGTTGCTTTAGTGGCTGCCTGGCTTTTTTTGAAAGAGTTGAGAATGCGCATTTTGAAACACCTTTGTGATATTGGCTGGGGCTTATCCCCTTGCCTATGTAAATAATGTACAGCTTCCGATTATCGGAAGCAAGGTGATTTAAGTGAGTTATATCACAAATGCGCAATTTGCTGGTTTAGCTCAGTAGGTAGGGCGCCTGCCTTGTTAGCAGGATGTCGGCGGTTCGATTCCGTCAACCAGCACCAGATAATGGCCTGACCTGATGACGGGCTCATAACCCAATCCATCAGGGGCGCTGCTGCAACAGCGTCGCAGGCCGCCAGACCCAGCCAGGGTATTTTCGGTCATCACCGACATTACTATTACCCTCATGCTTATTGCCCGATTTTTCGCGGGCTTTTTTATTTTCAGGGTCGCGGGAATCACCCTCGACGCTTTGTTGGTAAATCAGCCCGACGGCCCTGACCTTCTCACACACAGCTTCCCGATCTTTCATCGGAGGCGGTAACTATGGCTAAGCGTATGCAAGACAAAGAGAGCATTGCCGGGATGTCCTGGCTGGTTCTGCTGATCATTGCTTGCTGGGGCGGACTTGTCCGCTACCTGATAGATGTGAAGCAGAGCAAGGCAACATGGAGCTTGATCAATGCTCTTGCCCAAATGGTGGTTTCAGGGTTTACCGGCGTTATTGCTGGCCTGGTGAGCATTGAAAGCGGACTGAGCATTTACATGATTCTGGCAACCGCGGGGATAAGCGGAGCGATGGGCTCCGTAGCGTTGACCTATTTCTGGGAACGTCTGACGGGGATTAAAGATGCAAATCAGTAATAACGGTATTGCGCTGATTAAGCGATTTGAGGGTTGCAGGTTAACTGCATATCCCGACCCGGGCACCGGCGGTGGTCCCTGGACGATTGGCTACGGCTGGACGGGGAAAGTAGACGGAAAGCCTATCAAGCCCGGAATGAAGATTGACGACGCAACGGCGGATCGCCTGCTGCGCACTGGCGTGGTGAGCTTTGACCAGGCGGTAAGCAAGATGCTCAAGGTCTCCGTTACCCAGAACCAGTATGACGCGCTTGTGTCGCTGGCCTACAACATCGGTACGCGAGCGTTATCTACATCAACGCTGATGAAGAAGCTGAATGCAGGTGATGTGAAAGGTGCCGCTGACGCATTCTTGAGCTGGAACCGTTCAGGCGGCAAGGTAATGGCTGGCCTCACCAATCGTCGCAAGGCAGAGCGGGAAGTCTTTTTATCGTGAACACGGGGAACCTATGAACTATCTCATTAACCGGCTAAAAGAGCCGTCAACATGGCGCGGCATCATCCTGGTCATTGCTGGCGTATTTGGCTACCAGATGCCTCCCGGCATTCAGGAAACCGTCATCGCTGGCGGCGTAGCGCTGGCTGGCGTTGTTGGTGCGGTGATGCCGGACAGTGTTAAGAAATGATCGCGCGATAGGCATTACAGAGCCACTTCCAGAGGTGGCTCGATAATGTCAAGGCGAGGACAAAATTATGGCAACACCAGATTGGGAGGCCATTGAATCGGCTTACCGGGCTGGTTCATTGTCAGTAAGGGCCATCGGGGAAAAGCATGGCGTTAACCACGCCACCATCCTGAAGAGAGCTAACAAAGAAGGATGGCAGCGCGACCTGACAGAAAAGGTCAGGGCGGCAACGAAAGCCAAGGTAACCAAGTCGGTAACCAAAGACGGTAACCAGTCACCAGTGGTTACTGATGAGCAGATTATTGACCGGGCATCCGATGAGGCGGCCGCTGTAGTCATGGCTCATCGGGAAAGTTTGGCGGCATGGCGCGGCATCACCAATAAGCTCCGCGACTTCCTCGAAGACGCAGAAATTACGGAAGACAATCACGCCTCAATGTCTCGCTCGATCACTGCCGGTGTCGATGCTCAGATAAAAGTGATAAACGCTGAGCGTAAGGCGTATAACCTCGACACCGAGGAAGGCAATAAGACGGTTGATGACCTGTCTAACCTGATGGATTCACTGTCTCAGGGGGCGTAATGAAGCCTGAGCATCTCAAGCTGCTAGCTGATAAAGACTGGCGGCTGAACAATCTTTACTGGATCACCGACAAAGAAGGTAAGCCGACTCGCTTCAGGATGACGCCGGAGCAGCGGGAATACTTCGAGGGGATTCACACCCGCAACATCATCCTGAAAGCTCGCCAGCTCGGATTTACCACAGAGGTGTGCATCATCCAGCTCGACGCTGCTCTGTTCGAGTCGGCAAAGTGCGCGCTGATCGCCCACACGCTGAATGACGCAAAGCGCCTGTTCCGGGAAAAGGTGAAATATGCCTACGACAAGCTGCCAGCCGAGGTAAAGGCAGCCAATCCGGCGAGCAACGACTCAGCCGGCGAGCTGGTCTTTAAGAAGGGCGGGTCACTCTACGTAAGCACCTCATTTCGTGGCGGCACGCTGCGTTACCTGCACGTCTCCGAGTTCGGAAAGATATGCGCCAAGTATCCGGATAAAGCCCGGGAAATCGTCACTGGTGCATTTGAGGCGGTATCGACAGGTTGTTTCGCAACTATCGAGAGCACCGCAGAGGGCCGGGCGGGTTACTTCTTCGATTACTGCCAGACGGCAGAGAAAGCGCTACTACAGGGAAAGCCGTTATCTGCGCTGGACTGGAAGTTTTTCTTCTTCTCCTGGTGGAAGAATCCACAGTACGCAATTGACCCGGTAGAACCGCTGCCGGCGCGCCTGCTTGAATACTTCGCTGAGATGGAGGCGAAACACGGCGTAGTCGTTAACGAACGGCAGAAGGCGTGGTATTACGCCAAAGAAAAGACGCTCGGCGACGACATGAAGCGCGAATACCCGACCATTCCGGCCGAGGCGTTCCAGCAGTCGGTCGAGGGCGCGTACTACGCCAAACAATTCCGCTGGCTCTACACCAACAAGCGGATCGGCCAAATCCCGGACAACTCACATCTACCGGTTCACACGTTCTGGGATATTGGTGTGGGGGACTCCACGGCGATCTGGTTCGTTCGCGAGGTCGGCGAAGAGTTCCACGTCATCGACTACTACGAAAACTCTGGCGAAGGGCTTCGGCACTACATGAAGGTGCTGAAAGACCGCGGCTATGAGTACGGTGAGCACTGGGGACCGCACGACATCGAGAACCGCGAGTTTGCAACTGATGCGAAGTCTCGCAAAGAGCTGGCGCGCGAGGGCTACGAGATTGACGGCCGGATGTATTCGATGAACTTCCGCGTTGTGCCGAAAGCGGGGATCGACACTGGCATCGAGTCGGTGCGTGAAATCCTCAAATCCTGCGTTTTCGATGAGGAGAAGTGCGCTGTTGGCATTTCCCACCTCGAAGGTTACCGCAAGGAGTGGGACGACAAGCGCGGCTGCTGGAAAGACAAACCCCTTCACGACTTCACATCGCACGGCGCCGACAGCTTTCGTTACTTTGCCGTGGCGAAGAACAACCGCAAGCAGGTCGGCACAGTTTTCTTCTAAGGAGCATCGCCAGTGAGCGAACAAGATAACGGCCTTCAACTGGCTGTGAACAATCTCGCCACTGAAATGCGGCGAGCGAATTACCTGAATTCCATCGGGATCGGTGGCGGGAACACAAAGCGCCCGACGCTCTATCAGGAGTTCGGCTACCCGCGCACGATCACCTTTAACGACTTCTACAACATGTACCGGCGCAACGCCGCAGGCTTCGCAGTGGTGCATCGCCTTCTGGATGGATGCTGGCAGGACTATCCGGTAATCGTTGACGGTAATGAGTCCCAGGAGGCAAAGAAAACCAACCAGTGGGAAAAGAACGTCACCAGGTTCATGAAGAAGTTGTGGCCGAAGGTGAAGGATGCTGATCGCCGCAATATGGTCGGGCGCTACTCCGCACTGCTGCTGCAGGTGAAAGATAACAAGCCATGGAGCGATCCAGTAGATACCAGTCTGGTGAAAACCCTGGGCGAGTCAGCGCTTGTAAAACTTATCCCGGTATGGGAGCCGCAGTTAACGGTCGCCGAATGGGATAACGATCGCCAGTCCGAGACCTTCGGCCAGCCGAAGATGTTCAACTTCAACGAGCAGCCGGTTGGAGACGAGGCTTTCGTCGGTCCTACGCGCGGTGAGCCAGTGCATCCGAGCCGGGTAATCCTGTTCTGCGAAGGCTCGGAAGATGACAACGTTCTGTCGGGAATCCCGCTGCTTGAGGCCGGATACAACAAAGGACTCGACCTTGAGAAGATTTCCGGCGGTGGCGCTGAGGGCTTCCTGAAGAACGCCAGCCGGCAGATCGCGGTCGAGTTCAGCAAAGAAACAGACATGGCTACGCTGTCCGATCTGGCGAAGAAGGCTGGTTATGCCGACCTCGGCGAAGCGATGGGCGACAAGGTCAACAAGCTTAACCGCGGCACCGATGCGGCGGCGGTCATGCAGGCCGGGCAGATGCACGTTCTGAGCGTGACACCCGGCGACCCGGGGCCGACGTGGGAGGTCACCGCGAACGAGCTGGCGGCATCAGTGCAAATCCCTTTCACCATCCTGTTTGGACAGCAGACCGGGCGCCTGGCGAGCGATGAGGATAAAACAGACTGGGCCATTCGCCGCAATACCCGCCGCAACGGCTTCCTGACTGACCGAATCACAGCCTTGCTGGAACGCTTCTGGACCCTGGGCATTATCGATCCGCCGACAAATGGAGAGGTCACCATTTCATGGACCGACCTGCTGGCTCCGGGCGAGAAAGAGAAAATCGAGAACGCTTCGAAACTGGCTGATATCGTCCAGAAAACGTCGGGCTTCTATGGTGGCGAGCCGCCATTCACAGCCAACGAACTTCGCGAGATTGTTGGCCTCGACCCTCTGTCTGAGCCAAAGCAACCACCTAACCCGAATGACAAGGTGACAACCGATGATCCACTGGCCGATGACACCGGAGCAGACGGCAAAGGTGGGGCTGCCGATAGTTCCGCGCAGCAAGGTTGACCCGACACGGTCAGCGAAGCAGGTCAGCGCGATGTACCGGGATATCGAGGAGCGGTATCTCGGCATCAAGCGAGCGCTGAAAGCATTGTTCGACCAGCGATTGACCGGACGAGAGCGGGAGGTAAACAGCCATGACTGGCACTTCCTGTGCCACGACCACGGCGAAGATGTGCGGCTCTACCAGGTAAACGCTGGCAAGTTTATCTACGACATGTCGGCGCAGGAACTGGCTGACCTGCTCGAAGCGGTACAGTCCATTCTCGACGATTACCTGCTGGAAGGCGGCGAACAAAACCTCTGGGCGATGGATTACGTCGCCGCAGAGGCGCAGCGCGGAACGCTGGAGGCATTCAATAACCTCTCGCAGCAGTCTCAAGTCTACGCCAGCCAGACGACGCTACAGCAGCTTTTAAGCAGCCCTGGTCACCTTAATCAGGTGGCAGCCGCCAGACTGACAACATTTAGCGACTGGAAGGTAATCAGCGACACCGCCCGCGGCGATCTGACCAACATCATTACCGATGCGGTCGCGCGCGGGGTGAATCCTCGCGAGACGGCCAGCGTCATCAGTAAGCGCCTCGACGTATCGATGTCGAAGGCCAAGACCATCGCTCAGACTGAGCAGGTCGGCGCGCTGCGCCAGGCGCAATGGAATGAAACTGATTGGGCCGCTGACCGGCTGGGGCTGAATACCGGCCTGCTATGGCTATCGGCACTCAAACCGACGACGCGCAGCTGGCACGCCAGCCGTCATGGCAAGGTCTACACCACCGAGCAGGTGCGAGACTTCTACGCAGAAAACGGCAACCGGTACAACTGCTATTGCAGCCAGATTCCAGTGCTGCTCAACGACGACGGCAGCATTTTCAATCAGGGGTTAGCTGAGAAGCTGGCAAAAGAGCGCCAGCTTTGGAAGGGGGCTAATTGATTGCGGTAACCATTACAACTCTCAGTCCATTGATAGATGTTGCGCTTGAAGCTGGGGTGTAATGAACAGAATCACGCATCGCTGCCTGAATAACCTCTTCATCAAATTTGGTTAATTCTTTATCGCTACTGACATTGACATCCCTGAAAGTTGGATCCCCATTAACCAGATAAGTAACCTTAAATAAAGCCATTGTAATCCTCCATGTGTGTGCGGCTTAAACAAATTACTGCCCGCTGATTAAGCGATCAAGAAACCTGAGGAATAATCGTGAAGCTATCCAGCATCCACGTTAAATCCCTCGCCATCAACGCCTCCAACATCTCAACGACAACCATCAACGGCCAGGAGCATTACGTCATTCGTGGCGCGGTCCCGATCGTCGATGACATTGTTATGAATGGCGGCCTGTACCCGGCGGAGGAGATTAACAACAGCTACAAGACGATGGAGGGCAAGCTGATGCCTCTGCCGCATCCGATGGTAGATGGCAAGTATGTCAGCGCCAATGACCCGCGCGCGATTAATACTTATCACGTCGGAGCATGGGCACAGAACGTCAGCAAGTCTGGCGACCAGGTCGTCATGGACGTTTATATCAATAAGGCGGTCGCCGAGACAAAGCCTGACGGCAAGCGCCTGATTAATCGTCTCGATGAGATGATCGCCGGCACCAACACCGACCCGATCCACCTCTCTACCGGCTTACTCACGAACAAAGAGAGAAAATCAGGCGAGTCGAAGCAGAAGAAATACTCATGGATCGCTCGCAATATGCAGTTCGACCATATCGCTATCCTGCTCGATGAGCCGGGCGCCGGTACTCCAGAAGAAGGCGTCGGCATGTTCGTGAATGCCGATGGTCAGGAAGGCGAAGTCGAAACGGCAAGTCTCGTAGAAGCCGCAAATAGCCTCAAAGATGGGCTGCTGAACAAAGTGAAGTTCTTCCTCACTCATAACTCAGATGCCTCATTCGATGAAATCTACCAGATGCTGCGTGAAGCTATTCGCGCGCCGTCAGGCAGCGATGTTTATCGCTATGTCGTGACCGTATGGCCAGACAAATTCATCTTCGAAGAGGGCAATAAGCTCTTCCAGCAAAAATACCTCATCGACGACAGCACAGTCACGCTGGTCGGCGATCCAGTAGAGGTCGTGCGCAAACCCACTGAGTACGAAGTCAAAACCAACGGAGAAACAAACCCGATGAAAGAGAAGATGATCGCCGCGCTCAATGCCGCAGGCGTTAAAACCGAGGGGCTGACCGACGATCAGGTCTGGGATGCCTATAACCAGCAGGTACAGAAGAAAGCAGGCGACCAGCCGGGTACTCAGATTAACTCTGACGCGATTACCGCGGCAGTAAATCTGGCGATTAAGCCGTTGACCGACGAGATCAGCACGCTGAAAACCCAGCTGCAGGCCAATGCTGAAAAAGACCTCAAGACTAAGCGTGAAGCGGTCAAAGCGAAATTCCCGTTCATGACCGAAGCGGCGATCAACTCGCTGGCCGGCGAAGCGCTGAACGACATGTATGCGCAGTGCCAAACCAGCACTGGTCTGAATCCGGCATTCCAGGGGAATGGCGCTCAGAGTGAAATCCTTTCTATGGAGGCTCCTGAATAATGGCTCTCGCACCTCGTTTCCATACCGTAATCGCGGGCCCGGCCCGCAAGAATGACCCGCAGGTCATTGAAGCAATCATGGCGGCGGCAGTGAAGCCTGGGTCTCTGGTAATGCTGGATAGCACAGGGAAACTGGCCGTTCACAATGTGGCCGGTGGTGCAGGCGTTGCCCTGGCACTACAGCACAATTATATCGGCGGCGGTGATATCCGCGATGCAGTGCCGGCCGGGGATACTGGCGCGGCCATCATGTGCGAAGACGATGTCGATTACCACATGCTGGTAAAAGCCGGCGAAGTGTTGCTGGAAAACGAAGGTCTGGTTTCTGCCGGTGACGGCACACTGGCCAGGTCGACCACTCCAGCAACCGACCAGGTCCTCTTCTTTTCACGCGAAAAGATCACCGTTGGTGCTGAAGCCCAGCTCGTGAAAGTTCGCAAATCAGGGAAAGCTACCGCATGAGCATGATCGTATTTAACAAAAAGCTGGTTACTGAACATAACCAGATCAAGAAGGCATGGAATCAGCTGCTGATGCAGCGCGAATCCTTCAACGTTAACCAGAACAACATTTCCGCCCAGTACGGCGGAGCGCTGGAAGTTAACCAGGCTGCGCTGATCTCTAAAGACTACTGGCGTGAAGTGGACAACATCACCACCCGAGTCTTCCGCAACGACGAAGGCAACGGCCTGCTTGATGACCTGCTCGGTCTCGGTACGCCGATCTCTATCGGCAAGACGGCTGCGCTGTACCGCGTTTCCAGTGACGCTGGCAAGGTTCATCGCACACTGACTGGCCATGTTCCGGAAGAGCTGGATAAAGTCATCTACGACGAAGCTGGCGACCCAATCCCGATTTTCAACACTGGCTACGGCCGTGAATGGCGTGAATGGAACGGCATGCAGTCGGAAAACCTCGACGCGATGGCTGACGATCAGGAAGCGCACGTTGCCGCTATCCGTGAAGACATGGCTGACTACATGCTTTCTGGTGACGGGAAAGTGAAGGTGAAGGGTTATGTCGGTGCTGGTATCACCAACCACGCCAACACCAACCAGGTGGATCTGAGTGCATCTGGTCTGAATATTGACCTGACCACCTCTACTCCTGATGAATCGGTGGCATTCTTCACCGGCCCGTTCGCCAAGCTTCTGGATGATAACTACGTGCAGGAGAAGGTTAAGTTGTGGGCGTCTCCGGACATCATGCGCAACCTGAACCGACCGTATTCCGATGCCGCGGGCTTCAAAGAAGGCACTGTGCTGGAATACATCCTGCGCTATGGTCGCATCGAGTCCTTCAACCAGACCTTTAAGCTGACCGGTAACCACTTCATTGCGTACGTTCGCAACTCGCAGTACATCAAGACGCGCATCGCCGCGCCGGTGGGTACCTTCATGATCCCGCGACAGAATCCGTTCGACAACTACAACACTCTGGTCTGGAGTGCTGTTGGTCTGCAGATTAAGCGTGATTTCAACGGTCGCTCTAAAGTCTTCAACGCACAGGGTTAAGGGGCTTCGGCCCCTTTCTTTGGGAGAAAGCATGAAAACGTTAAAGGTCGAGAAAACCGGCTGCTGGGGCATGATTGATGGCGTCTTCCAGCAACTTCCTGTTGGTCACGAATTCGTCGCGGCGGACGTTCCTGCAGCTTTTGCTGGTCGTGTGTCGGTGGTGGGCGAAGTGGAAGAGCAAGCGCTGGAAGTGGCTACGCCGGGTAATGATGCTGCAGAGCAGGCAGAGCAGGCAGAGCAGGCAGAGCAGGCAGAGCAGGCAGAGCAGCAGGAAGAATCTGCCAGCAAATCGAAGAAGGCGAAATAACCATGGCTGACCCAATCACAGCGGCAGACGTGCAGGCGTTCCTCGGTGAATTGGGTTACTCCATCCCGGCCGCTCTGCTCGATCCGATTCTCTGCGTGGTGAACAAGATTATCCCGTGCCTCGATGGTGCAGGGTATGACGACTGCACGGCAAAGCTCATCCTGATGTATGCCGCTGCGCTCATGGCGACGTCTTCCGGTGCCCGGCGAATAAAATCGCAGGGGGCGCCATCAGGAGCGTCGCGCTCGTTCGACTACGGAGATGACGGCATTACCTGGCTGCGCGACTCTCTGGCGAAACTGGATACCAGCGGCTGCACCGGTGAGTTGCCAATCAGCGCCGGCAACAGTGTGGGCCTGTTTATGGTGGTCGGGGGCTGTTAATGGCATGGGTTTCAGTTCAGCAACGGCTGCCGCGGAGGTTTACCCGGGTGTGGGTGATCACCGATGCCGGCCAACAAACGACGGCGTACGTGAAAAGCGACGGTGAGTGGTTCATCAACTGCGACCGCATACGCGCCACAGGCGCTGTTGTGCTGCGATGGAGGGATGACTGATGTCTTCGGTAGCAAACTGGAGCTATACCGCGACGGCGACTATCTGGCGGCGCATACGCGATGCTGACGGTAGTGATACCGACGGCGGAGGTCAGCCGTACGGGTGGGAAGCGCCGATCGCTATCCTCTGCGACTACCAGGGCGGGCTCTCTGCAAAAATCGGTGACCTTGGCCGGGAAATTGTGGTTAAAAACACGATATGGAGTGAGTACGCAACGGCGCGGGAGGGAGATTACATCCTGATTGGCGCGTCAACTGATGCGGCTCCGCCGGATGAGGCCGATGAGATTCGGCAGATCGTCCAGTTCGCAGATACGTTCGAGCGACTGGCAGACGATTTCGCACTTATAACGGGAGTCTGATTATGGGCGTTAAAGTTCGGGGAGTCTCCAAGGTCAGCAATAACATCAACCGGCTGATTGATAATATCGAAAAGCGAAAAACCATGCGGGCGCTCTACTCTGCTCTGTTTGAGATTGGGCTGGAGTCCGCGGTGCTGGTTCCTATCGATACCAGCACTCTGGTTAACTCTCAGTTCAGAGAGGTTGTTATCAAGGGCACCAGACTAACCGGGAGAATTGGTTATTCTGCAAATTATGCGGCGTACGTGCATGAGGCCAAAGGTATTCATCTTGGAAAAAACACCCCGCGCCCTGTAAGAAAAGGCGAAGCGCCCGGTTCCCGTGGAAATATATGGGACACATCAGGCGAGCCCAAATTCCTTGAGAAAGGTGCTGAAAACGCCAGAGACAGAGTTGACGCAGTTATACGCAGGGAGATGGAGCTATGACACCTCCTATGCACAGGCGGGTTCGAAATGTTTTTGTTGATTCTGGATTGACTGCCGGATACATCGTTCAGTCCCTGTTCTGGAATGATACCGGCAAGGCATCTGACCGCTTTATTGTGTTCCGACCAAATGGTGGCACGTCAGTAGATCGTGATATGGCCGCTGATTACTACGTCATGGTGGACGTGATAAGCAAGGGAAAGGCATCTGCTGACTATGCGCAGTCAGAGAACGACGCTCAGGCCATCATCGATTACGTGCAGCAAAACCCGATGACGCACACCTGCCTTGGGCAGATATCCAACATGGGCGGAATTCCTTCGCCTGTTATCACAGCCGAGGGGCGTATGGTGTGGCGCCTGCAGTTCGCCTGCCTCTTTGGCGGATAACACCGAATAAAACCACATAAGGTCGCCTGGAGCGGCCTTTTTTATTATCTGAAGCGAGGTAAGCAACAATGCAAGGCTGCTCCGACAACGGACAACTAATTGGTCGCGCTAAGACGCTGGAACTGGCTTACGGCTGTGCCGACCAGTTTCCGGCGGAAGGCGACTGGAAACTGATGGGGTTGCCAACATCGGCAACGTGGGACCTTAGCCCGGAGGCTCTGACCTCTGATGCAGATAACGGCGGATTCAGTTCAAACCTTATTGCCAGTCTGGATCCGACCTACTCCATTGAAGGGGAGGTTCGCGTTAAAGACCGCACTGATGAGTTTGGCATTCAGCAGTTCGTGAAATACATCGTCGATGAGGTTCGTGCCCGCCGCCAGCCAGGTGTATGGATGCGTTTCCACTGGGGCGATTATTACCACATCGGCTATATGGTCCCATCAGGAGCCAGTGACGGTGGTGGTGTGAAAGAAATCGTGACCTACAGCTTTGAGTTCAAACTGGCTGACGGTCAGACTTTCCAGATCACCGAAGCTGATGGTGACATTCTGGTTACCGGTGTAAGTGTTGCGCCGACGACCAGTTCTATTGCTGCTGGCTCCAGTACTACATTCGCGGTGAATGTTGCACCGGAAGATGCTGATAACAAACTGTTCACAGCTAGCTCATCCGTGCCGGCACGTGCAACCGTCGCCATCACTGGTAATACGGTAACCGTGTCAGCGCCGTCAGGTGCAACGGCGGGAACAGCCACAGTTACTGTGAAGACGGTTGATGGTGAATTCGTGGCTACCCACGTGGTTACTGTCACGGCGTAAGCAAAACAAAGGGCAGGAACCTGCCCTTGATTTTGTTTACAGGAGGCAGCAAATGGTTCCGCTAAAAGAGCTGGGAGAATGCCTGGTAACCGTCGGGGACCGGGATTATTTTTTCCGGCCATCATTCATGGCTATGTCGCGCATCGGCGAGCCAGCAGAAATAGTTCAGACGTTCTATGACCTTTGCAACGATGAAATAACACCTCTCATTCAGAGGGTTGTCGAAGCGTACGGCAGAGTGCCTGAATGGCTGGCTAAACACCTTTCTGCTTTACATCTTGATAAGAAATCTCTACTGGCCGCCCACACGGTCCTCACCGCTTGCTGCAATGATGACATAGGTGATCTGGTTGGCTGGATGAAGCCCGGCAAAACCAAAAGAAGGGCGTTTGTGTGGCATAAGGGCGTCATGAATCCGCAGGATATGGTCATCCTTGCACAAAGTCTGATGATGCACGGCATTATCGGAAAGGCCAAAGTACGCAAACTTCAGCGCCATGAGACAAATGAAAAAACCAGTGAGTTCAGAGCTGCCGATTACGTTATCGCTGCACGCAACCACTTCGGGATCAGCAGAGAGGAAGCTGAAAATCTGACGATGACCGAATTCAGCCTAATGCTCATCGCCAAATACCCGGATCAGAAAGGGTATACCAGGGAAGAATACGATCATGCAGCTGATGACTACTTTGCGCGCCGTAAGCGCAGACAGGCTAAAGCCAACAAATAAACCAGCCCCGGCATAGTCCGGGGCTTTTTTATGCCCGCAACTCCCCGCGCTTCACACGCGCATATCAACACACAGAACCTTTCAGGATGACCCTTGAGGATACCGGTTTGGCTATCGGTGCCTTTCTGTGGGCCGGATTCCTGTGTGACAAGGTTCATCACTAAAAGGTAATACCGATATGTCTAATATCATCCCTATGAATTACGATGACCGTTCATTCCCTTTTACGGCAGATTGCTGGTTCAACGCCACAGTTGCTGCAAAGCATCACGGCAAGCTTCCGAAGGACTGGCTAAAGACTGAGGCGACAAAAATTTATATCGCCGAATTGGCTGAGGAGCTTGGAATTGCTGGCTCCGGCGTAAAAGAGGATTTTTCTCCCCTTTTAGTCAGAGTGGAGAAAGGGCGAAACGGCGGGACCTGGCTTCATCCGGAGTTGGCGGTGGAGTTCGCCCGCTGGTTGTCAGTAAAATTCGCCCGAGCCTGTGACCGACACATTAAAAATCTGCTACTGAGTAAAAACTTCCAGCTCACTGAAGATCAAATTGTCGGCCTGATGGTCTGTCAGCAACCCACCTCTTGGGAAAAACGATTTAAAGACCCGTTCTACCAGGCGCTGTCGAAAATGTCCGGCCTTCCTTACTTTGGTCATGTCGGTGGTTGCCCGGCGCTGTTCGGTCAGATCACCGCTCGATGGGTGTACGGTGTCGCACTTCCCGATTATGTCTATCAGGCAGCAAAACAAGCAGCGGGCGACAGCAGAGAGAAGATTCACCAGCACCTCAAGCCTGATGCGCTGGATAAGGTCGAGCAGCAATTGATCGCCGTTACCAATATCGCGAATTGCAGCATTGACCAGAAGGACTTCGAAGCCCGCTGCATGGCTGCGTTCCCCGTTAAGGGGCAAATGAAGTTGCTGTATGCGGCGGCGTGACCATGAATAACCGAATCGTTGAATGCGCCTCCAGAGCGGGGCGCGACTTCTCGGAGTTCATGAAGGGCGAGAAAAACATGATGGAGGCACTGCGTTCTGCTGAAGAGTTCACCGAGCAGTTACGCATTCACGGCTGCGTTAATCACCACTTCGTCAATTTCATGATGATGAAAGCGATCATGAAGGTGTTCGACGACTTGCGCCGAGAGGAGTTGCGCGAAGAACGACGACGCAAACGCGAAGAGAAGAAGAAATAAGCCCACCCAGGTGGGCTTTTTCCTCTCCCGCATCCCTGCTAATCTGTCCAAAACAAACCAATGGGGATAGGGATATGACTTTTTCTTTGGACTACGACGTTAGCGAACTGTTCGTTAATAGTGAGAGCATGGAAAATGTAGTGAAGGTTAACAGGCTTAAAGCTCGAGAGATAGCATTAAAAAAATACAAGTACGTCAAAGATATAGAAGACTCTGGCGGCAATAAACATGCTGCTGAGTTGGATGTACAAGATGCCGTGGTGGAGCTATTAACCAAAATCGGGTTATCTGAGCATAAAGCCATGGTGGAGCTTTTCAACTCTGTACTTTTAGAAGAGACGCTGGCCCTTACCATGCTGGACGCTGATAAAAAGCAATCTCAATTTGAAGAGAAAATTAAATTAATTGAGGATGAAGCCAAAGATTCGGCGACAATGACGACGGCGATCTCATGGATAATTGCCGCCGCTGTAGTATTAGTGTTTGCGGGGTTTCTGTTTTCAAGGTAATTGAAGCCAGACCTCTCGAGATATTTGTTAATGCCCACCATCAGGTGGGTTTTTTGTGCATCTCATCCCATTCTTTTTCGGCTTGCTCCCTTGCTTTTCTCTTGAGTTCGTCCCTGAATTCATCCGTCATGATTTTTTTCGCCATAAGTTCAAGGAAGGATGGCAAGGATTCTTCGACTCGAGATTTAAGAACCCTTTCAGCATGCCCAACATAGCTGTTGGGTTCGGCGACGGTAGTGAACATGCTTTTGTCTTCATCAAGCAGATAACTCAGGTTTATCCTGAAGATTATCTCAGCATTCATTGAACGGTTATTAGCTTTCGCAGAGGCTTCAATTTTATCTTTAAGTTCACTTGGTAGCCTGATTCTCAGTTGCGGATCTTCTCTACTCATGATGGTGTACATCGCCCTCAAAAATCACAATAAGTAAATTATGCCCCACGGTGGGGTTGACAGCAATGACGCACGGTGTGACACTTATCCTGTGTCTCACGGTGGGGCATTTAGTGGAGGTAGTCATGGAAAAAGCAAAAGACATGTATCAGCGTAAAGTTCGATTTCCGGAGGATGTGCGTAAAGCAATTGAGCGCAGTGGTGAAGAGCAGTGCAGGCAGTTCAATACCGAATTGATTTATCAGCTGAGAAAGGCTTACGGCCTAATTGGGGTGAAAAATGCCCAACCATAAAAACGACGAAGCCCCAATGGCTGCAACCAAAGAGGCTTCTAATTTGTCAGTATCTACCAAGGAACTAACGAATATGAGTATAGCAACTGCTGTTTCCACTATCAATGTGCCTTTCTACGGTTCTGATCTGTATGTTGTCAGTGTTGATAATGAGGCATACACCCCGATGCGTCCTATCATCGATGGCATGGGGTTAACATACCAGGGGCAGGCCGATAAGCTGAAATCACGTTTTGCCAAAGGGGTCAGGGAAATCATGATCCCTACAAAAGGTGGTGAGCAAACAATGCTTTGTCTTGCTCTTCGCAAATTGAACGGCTGGCTGCAAACCATCAGCCCCAACAAAGTCCGCCCTGAAATTCGCGATAGCGTGATTCGTTATCAGGAAGAGTGCGACGATGTTCTTTACGAGTACTGGACGAAAGGCGAGGTTAAGAACCCACGTAAGGCTAAAAAGTCACTCCCCGGTAAAATCACTTCAGAGCAACAGGAAGCAATTAAGCAACTGGTAATGACTCGCGGAAAGGCGCTGCCGAAAGAGAATCAGGCCAAAGCGATGATCACCATGTGGTCTTCACTGAAATCTCACTTTGGTTGCAGCTACAAAGAAATCAACGACGACCAGTTTACCGAGGCGCTTTCTATCGCTGCGCGTGTGCCTCTTGAGGGTGAATTCCTTGGCAAGCAGGAAGCGCTACCAGCACCTAAGTTTGACGTAAACATTCCGCTTCAATGGTGGATCGATAACAACCCGTTGGTTCGCAGTGGCAACCTGTCATTTGGGAAGTCTCTAACAGCCCCGTCCTTTGACGTGACGATGGAGATGCTTTGTGGTGACAACTCGACATCTGCAGCTATTCGCCTGATTAACGTTCTGGAAGAGGCCGGCTTTGATGTGTCGGCGCCGAAGGCTGAAATTGTGGCGATGCGCAAACATCTGGGTAATGTCGAGTACGGCATGAAGGCTATCGCAGACGCTTGCCGCCGGGCGGGAAATAAAACCATCTCGTTCCGCGGCGGAAAGGCTGAATATCTGATTGGTTAACCAACTACGAAATTTTCGTAAACAACACAAACCTCGCTTCGGCGGGGTTTTTTATTGCCCGGAGAAAAGTAAATGGCTGGAACGTTTGATGCTGGCAGCGTTGTCTATGAAGTGGACATGGATACTTCGCGCTTACTGGCCGCGCGAAGGGAAGTTGATGCGGCGCTGAACGGTCTTAATGGGAGCATGGGCCGCCTTGAAGCCAGCGTTAACCGCACTGAGCGCTCTATTGGATCGATGGAACGAACAATGTCCAGCCTCTCTGGCGTTGCTAAAGGCTTGCTTGCCGCGCTTTCCGTGCAACAGGTTGCGAGTTACGCCGATGCCTGGACTGAACTGAATAACAAAGTCGCTAACTCGGTTCGTACTGGAGAGACGCAGGCCGAAGTTATGCAGCGCATCTTTGATGTTTCACAAGCAACCCAGTCATCCCTGAACGGCACGGCGACTCTTTACGCCCGGCTTGAACGCGGAACCAGAACATACAACACCAGCGCAGAAGATTTAACCCGCCTTACCACCATTATCAACCAGGGATTTGCGGTATCCGGCGCAACTGCTCAGGAAGCTGAGAACGCAATCATTCAGCTATCACAGGGTATCGCTTCCGGCGTTCTCCGCGGCGAAGAGTTTAACTCAGTGTCAGAGCAGGGCAGCCGCCTCATGGTCGCTCTGGCTGATTCGATGGGTGTTTCTATCGGTCAGTTAAGGGCTATGGCCGCTCAGGGGCAACTGACAACAGACGTTGTAGTTAAAGGACTTCTGTCACAAGGGGATGTAATCGGCAAAGAATTTGCCAACACCACCGTCTCAATCGCCAAGGGATTGCAGGTTGCCGGTAACAACGTAACGAAGTTCTTTGGCGAAAACTCGACGGTTAAATCATTCGCAGCAGGGTTCCGAGACTCTGTTATTACAATAAGCGAAAACCTTGAGACGCTCAGCAGTGTGCTATTGGTAGTTGCTGGCATAATGGGAAGTCGGTATGCCGGAGCACTTGCAATGGCAACCTCAGCAAAAATTTCTGACATAGCAGCATCCAGGCAGCAGTTGCTTGCTGAAAAGCAGCAATCCCAGGCAGCACTAATCGCCGCGAACTCAGTGCAGCGAAAAGCGCTAGCTGACAAAGAGGCGGCGCTATCATCTCTGGCACTAGCTCAGGCTGAATATAATGTGGCTAAAGGGAGTGCAGCTGAAATGCTGGCTCTTGATGCTCTTATAGCTGCAAAAACCAGAGCAACTATGGCATCAGCAACGCTCGCCGAAGCTGAATTGGCCCAGGCAGCAGCTTCTACTACCGCTGCCACTGCGGCAAGGGCTGCGTCCGTAGGTATTGGTCTAGCGGGTAAAGCATTGTCATTGATTGGTGGGCCAGCCGGCGCGGCGATGTTAGCCGCTGCGGCCATTTTCTATTTTTGGCAGAAAGCACAACAGGCCAAAGAAGAGGCCTTGAAATTCGCTGATTCTCTGGATCAGGTTAATAAATCAATAGTGGCGATGAATAACTCCCAGCTGAGGGGAACAATCGCTGATGCTAATAAGTCTATTCGCGCGCAGGAAGAAGAAGTAACCAAGCTTGAAGAATCGGTCAAAACCCTAACGGAGAGGTACAGCAACTTCACGCCAGAAGCAGAGGAAGCAGCAAAGCGGATGGGGATGGGTGCTAACTATGCAGCTGAGCAAAAAGAGGTATTTGATGAGTTGAATCAAAAAACTCGGGATCTTTCCAATGCCAGAGATAAGCTATCGAAAACTTCAGATACTGCGTCGGAAGCAATCAGGACGCTGAACAACAACATGCTTACGGCGATGGGCGTGCATGAGCAGCTTATCCAGAAAGGCTGGTCACTTGAGCAAGTGCAAGGAGCAGTTGCGAAAGCATTCGGATTGACCGCCGATGAAATAAACCGAGCAAATCAGGCAGGACAAAACTTCAACCCCAAAGCGCTGCAGGTTTCTCCTCCTACCGCTGATGGCGACAAAGTAATTCTTAACCTCGAAGAGCAGAACGAGTTACTGAAAATTCAGGATGAACGCCAAAGAGCAGTGACAAAAGCCAGGATGCAGGCGGCGAAGGTTACTGACAACCCAAACCAGATATCAAAAGCTGGCGATCTGGCTGGAGAAAACTACGACCTTCAGAAAGCAGAAGAAGCCCGTCATGAGGCTCAGAGAAAGGGAGAGCAGCAAGATAAGCGTTCAGCATCAGCTGCAGAATCAGTAGCGCAAAAACTGGACAAGTTGCGTGCCGCACAGAACCTATCTACTGAGTCAGTTGAGAAGCGCCGCATTCAGGAGGCTGGATTGCGCGCCGAACAGTCACTAGGGAGTGGGGCAACTCAAAAGCAACTTGAAGAGGCGAGGGCGTTAGGAGAAGCAAACGAGCGAGCGGCTATATCCATCCAGAAGCGCAAAGAGGCTGAGCAGGGACAGAAGTACGCCAAACAGGAGATAGCTTCCACGCAAACTACTGTTGACCCTTCAACTGGACAGGCGGTTGATCCACTGGCGCAGATTAATTTGCAGGAGCAACAAAAACTTGAGGCCTTGGCTAAGTACCAGGAAATTGATAAGCAAAACACTCAACTGTATGAAGACGCTAAAACTGCAATCTTGCAGCAGGCCTCTTATCAGCGCCAGGCTATCCTTCAGCAGGAGCAACAGACCTATCAGCAGAATGTGAGTTCGCTTTTAGGAGAATCGTCGAATTTTGCTGGCTCCCTAGCGGATGCGATAGGTCAAGCAGCAGGGAAGTCGAGTGCGGCATATCAAGCGCTTTTCGCTATTAGTAAAGGGTTTGCGATTGCACAGGCGTCCTTGAATCTTCAGACCGCTATCAGTAATGCCATGGCTATCCCGTGGCCCGCCAATATTCCTGCTATAGCGCAAGCATTGTCTGCTGGCACGCAGATAGTTAGCGCCATAAGCGGAATAAACTATAGTGGCGCTCGCTACAACGGCGGTCCGGTATCAGCCGGCGGCCTGTATCAGGTAGGCGAGAAAGGTAAGCCAGAGATTTACCAGGCCAGCACCGGCAAGCAGTACATGATCCCCGGCGATAACGGGAAGGTCATCAGCAATAAGGATATGCAGTCAGGAGGAGGGATTAGCGTGCAGGTGAACGTCATCAACCAGTCTACCGGTGCCACCTTACAGAGTGCCAACGGCTACATGCAGGACGGTAGTGCAGTTGTGGACTTGCTGATCACCGACATGGAAAGAGGCGGCCCGGTATCCTCTCAGATGCAGCAGACATTTGGACTAAGCCGCAAAGCGCAAGCCACTTACTAAACCAAGCCCGCTCCGGCGGGTTTTTTAATGGGTGAACATAATGAAAGTAGCAATCGAAGTTAATGGCGAGGTTATCTGGTACCGCGACAGCGATAAACAGGAGGGGATGGCGTCGGTAGGTTATTTAAGGGACGGCACACAGCAGAAGATCATTGCCGCCCTTGAGGATGCCTTAAATCAGGCAAAGGGTGAGCATCTATGCTGGAATGACGGTAATTGAATGGCGTACGGACGCCGATCCACCTCCTATATCAAGGGTGACATTCCAGTACCCCGAGTGTGGTACATGCAATTGTGCAGGCAGTTTCTCAAAGAAACCTCCGCCACCGTGATGCTGGAACCCCCTCCGGCTGCGGTAGTTGTTAAAATTTGAATCAGTCATCAGTAAAACGTTGCACTGATGAGAGCAGTCAACAACAACCGTATCACCGGCGTTGAGATGCATTCGTGTATGCAAGAAATTCATTCTGATTCCTTATTTGTGTAGCCAGCTAGCACCTGGCAATAACACGATAATGGTAAAAAACATTTCGTTACATCCTGATAAAAGATCAGTGCCGCAGCCGCGGCTTTTTTAATGCCCGGAGGAAACGTGGCAACTGTTCAATACCCTCCGTTCCTGCCGCTTCCACAGCGTGCCGATCAGAACATGACGCAGGATACAGCCTGGCTGACGACGCAGACGGCAGTCGGTCCATTGATAATCACGCCGATCACTACGGACCTTAAAGCGACATGGACGCTGCAGTGGATATTCACGCTTGCCCAGGCCGAGCGGTTTAAGTCGTGGCTGCGCTCGCCGACATACTGCGACCGCGGGCGCGCCTGGTTCCAGATGCCTATCGACCTGGGTGATACGCAGGGCGTTCAGCGGCAGACGCTTCATTTCGTCGACATGCCGGTGCAGACCAGCAAAAACGGCAACATTGTCACCTGGACCGCAACGGTTATCAGCAACGGTATCGAGGACATAACCGAGGACTATGACGACTGGATCGTAGAGGCCCAGCCTGGCTATGGATACTGGCTGGATTACCTGATAACCGAAGTGATGCCGAGGTCTGACTGATGCCGACATTGAGAGAGTGGAAAGAGCAGCGGCCAGCCAGTGATATCAAACGGACAGTGGAGTTTTACCATCCGGCTTTCGGTTATTACCGGGTAGTAAATAATCTATTCCGCCCGGCGACGTTTGGTGGCAACTCGTTCGAGCCTGCGCGGTTCAGCGTGACCGAGCCGGCGCAGGACGGAACGGCAGTTATATCCATGACAATCACCTTTGTCGCCGCGACGGAGCACGTGAGGCAGACGCTAAAAAGCTGGCGCGGGGCGGCGCGAATGACGCCGATAAAATGCCTTTATCAGCAGTGGGATGCGATCGGTGATGCATCATCCCTGAAAGACTGGACGCTTTACGTGAACGACATTTCAGCCGATGCCAGCAACGTCACTGTGACCGCCGGCAAGACCAATCCGCTGACGCTGGCCAACTCCATCATTTTCACCACGAAAGACTACCCAGGGCTAATCACCGTATGACGCAAGATGAATTTATCAGGCTTGTTAACGGCAAGCCCTGGGCTAACCGCGCCTGCAGTTTTGAGCAGATGGACTGCTGGGGGCTCGTCGTTTTGTATTACCGGCATGTGCTGGGTCTGGAGCTACATCACATCGCCGGCTACGAATCTGGCGCGGAGTTCATCACCTGCTACGAACAGGAGCGCGCCCACTGGCAGCGTGTGCCGGTGGCGGTAACCGGCTGCATCGCCGTTTTTTACCGCGGCGAAGTGCCGGCGCATATCGGTGTGATGATCAGCCCGGTGAAATGCCTGCACGCCCGCGGGGAGTTTGGTTTTGTGCGCTGCGATAGCCCGCTGGCATTACTGAAGGTTTACAGCCGCGTGGAGTACATGATCCATGGTTCGATATGAGTTACAGAGGTTGCCAGGCGCGCCGCTGCAGCGAGGGACGGTAGATGCCGGCACCACACTGGTGAGCCTGCTGGATTCTCTGCAGCTGCACCGCGATGTTATCGTGAAACTGAATGGCCGAGCGCTGCCTGACGATTACGATATCAGCCGGCCACTGCGATCCGGTGACGTGGTGGCTGTGTTCGACCAGCCAGAGGGTGGGGTTGGCAAACTCATCACCACGATACTGCGCCCGGTCACGAAAATTCTCTCCGGCGCGCTGAAGGTGTTCGGCCTGTCAAATAAGCCCAGCGCGTCAGTATCGGTGGCGACAGGCGAATCACCCAATAACGACCTGACAGGCCAGACAAACCGGGCGAGGCTGTACAAGGGGCGCCCGAATATTTATGGCCAGTGCCGCGTCTTTCCTGACCTGATTCAGGAAGCACTGTTTGAGTTCGTCGACAATAACAAACAGCTTACGGAGTGGTTCGAGGTCGGTTACGGCCGGTACACCATCTCATCGATCCGTTACTCGGAATCGAATCTCGGCAGCCTGGCGGGCGCCAGTTCAGCGATTTATAACCCGGGCGACGTGATCGGCACGATTGAGGTGGGATACCAGTTCGATGACGTCGATAACGAGACAGTCCCCGGGTTAAATGAATCCCAGGACTTCCCGGCTCAGACCGCGACCACGACGGCGCCGACATCGGTGGCGATCGATAGTAATCAGCTCAAAGCTGTCGTGCTGTCGAACGATGACAACTTTGCCTACTTCGCTGCGCTGGCGGTGCCGCATCCAGTGTCATTCGTCATTAATGCTACCTGGAACGACGGCGGCACAAGCGTCACACGAAACGTCACTGGCGCCGGGAACATCATCTCCTCTGAGAGCTTTATCGGAGACGACACGCTGTCGTACACGACGTTCTATATCGGCGAGCTTTCGGGAGAAATTACGTCTCTGCCGGGCAATGCGGTTATCAACGCGACGCTGTTCACGCTGAATGACCAGACCCCTCTGGTTATCGGACCGTCAGTGTCGCCGATCGTCTCCACTCAGGTCTGGGTGCATGTGCTGGTTCAGCTCGGCGCGACGGCCGGCACAACGCAATACCGGATCAAGTTCTGGCAGGTCGATGACGACAACAATCAGGTGCCGGGTACATCCGAGCAGCACGATTACTTCTTCGATAACGACTTCCAGGTGACGACCCGGTATTTCCGCACAACGCACAAGTTTGTCCCGGCAGCCGGGGCGGGGCGCTATGCGGTGACCATCGAGCGCCTCGACAACAGCAATGACGCCAACGTCGTGACGCTGATGGCGATCCACGCAGTGAACGTGCGCGAAAACGTCGTGTATCCGGAGGACACAATTGCCCGCATCACGATCAAAGGCTCGAATGACAGCAACAGCAACCGCGAGCAGAAGTACAACATGCTGGCGCAGCGGCATACCATCAGCTACGACCGGACAACCGGCGGGGTCGATTACACGCTGCGGCCGAGTCGCTCGTTTGCAGACGCCATCCTTCACGAATGGGTGGTTGTGGGTAAGCAGGACGTGGCCAGCATTGACGTCGCCGCTCTTTATGCCATTGCCGATTCGCTGCCGGATGCTCAGCTTGGGTATTTCGATTACACCTTCTCGGATGAGAAGCAGCCTCTTGGTGAGCGCATAGCGACGATCGCCAATGTGGCCCGCGTTGACGGCAATAACATCGGCGATGTGCTGACGTTCTGGCGCGATGAGAAAGTGACAAATCCCGATGCGGTTTTTGCGCGCTCAAACATGTTCTGGGACGAGTACAAAGTCGCCTGGCAAATGTCTCTCCCCGGTGGTTACGACGGCGTGGCGCTGGATTACGTCGACCCGCTGACGAACAAGAAGGCGTACATCTACCTGCAGATCGACAGCAGCGGCATCACTGAGGTTGAGGATGCCACTGTGAACGCGATGCAGATCAGCCTGGACGGCTGCCGCAACGCCACTCAGGCAACAGACCGGGCCTGGCTTGAGGCGAGGAAAATCCTTTACTCACGCCTGACAATGACGGTGAAAGTGCTGGAAGAAACGCAGGTCGTGCGCGGTACGGTGGTTCAGTGTCCGGACATGTACGATAACGCGCAGCAAACGGGATACATCACCGGGCGCTCCGGGGATGTGTTCTCGACGTCAGAGCGTATCGACTTTTCTCTCGGCGATATGTGGGTGGTGATGACCGACAGCCTAGGCAATTACCGCGGTCGCTGGCGAGCTTATCCGGTAAGCGGTAAAGCCCAGGCATTTCAGGCAGCAGCCGATACCTTCGATCTGAACATTTATGACCGCAACACGGTGCAAAACCCTAGCCGGTATTTCATCGCTACCGACTCGGAACTGAACTCCACAATCTGGCGCGTCGATAGCGCCAAACCCAACGGTGACGATACTCAAACCCTCTCACTCACTGAGTATTCAGACTCGATTTATTCGTAACACACAGCAGTAATTATCAACCTTCGCGCACACCATCAGATTCATGTCTGAGGGCTTCGTGCGCCTTTTATAGGGCGACATGCACAATGGCAGAAGTACCGTTACCAACTCCAACCAACAACCCGGTACCAAGTACTGATATCCGGGACGCAGTTTATGCCAGCGCCATGCTGGATAAGGTTGTCACCAGTACAGAGCTGAAATATATCGATCGACTGGGCGGTGAGCACTACACCGTAGATGGCATTAAGGCGGAAGGGGACAAAGTTGTCGAGGAGACCAGGCAGAACCTGATCCCTCTCAGCCGTCAGTATATGACCCTGACTGATGCGCAGGCTGATATAGCGAATATACCAGTGGGTGCAGCCACTTATGTTCGTAGTGCTGATGGGAGCTCACTGGCAGATGAATATATAAATAATGCCGGTACGCTGACCGCAACTGGTCGTCGCATGCCTGCACAACAGGAGGTTGAGCAAGCCCAGTCAGCAGCAGAGTCAGCAGCGGCTTCTGCTGCCAGCGGTCTTAACGTATTATTTGATCCCCTCTGCGAGGTTCTGTTATCTAATCCTACAATTGGCGGGAAAACTCACGTTCCGTTAGGGACATTAACTGCATCTCTATCAACTAACTCAAAGCTTGGTTTTCCGGCAATTGTGGCTGGCCCTTCAGCTGGTTCTGTCGCGGCTCGAACAGTCTGGTTGTCAGATTGCGCGATTATTGCTGGGGATGTAATTAACGTTAAAGTTACATCATGGTATGCCAACGTTGGCGGTCGCGTTGCGTTTGTTTTTCGAAATTCGTCCGGCACCCAGCTTGGAACTCAACAACTACAATATGCCACGGCAGCTGGAGTTAACAGGCTCAGTATTTCTTTAACCGTTCCTTCTGGCGCAGTTCGTCTTGATATTAGAGTCGAGAATACAGCTAATGCAGGACTGGTAGAGTTGGCTGCGGCATTTGTCATGACTGCTAATGCGATAGCAAATCCTTCAGTTCCTGGACGTCCAGTTTCTCCATATCCTGTGCCTCTTAGCTCGAACGTAGTATCAACGGCCTCAATACAAAAACAAGCTGTCACAGTTGATAAAGCTGCGTTTTTTGTCCCAGGTAAAAACCTGTTTGATAAAAGCGCTGTTACGACCGGTTATTATGTAAATAAATCAACGGGTAATTTGATTGCAAACGCATCATACTCGGCATCAGATTATATGCCAGTAATCGCAGGGCAAAATTACACTCAAAGCTACTCGCATCAGACTGCTTTTTACGATGCAAATAAAGTGTACATTTCAGGAGAGGATGCGCTTGGCATCCCCACTACTCCAAGGACTCTGACTATACCTGCAGGCACTGTTTATGTCAGGATGACCGTCGCAAACACTGTTCTTGATACTACTCAGTTCGAAAAAGGTAGCGAGTCAACGCCGTACCAGGCGTACAGTTTATATCTTGACCCGACACTGATTGATACCTCAAGCTTCAATGTAAATTCAGTGCCTGAATATATTGAGCGAGCGTATCAGCTTAGGGTGACCAGGATGAAGCTTGCTCAGCTTGAATCCGGGGCATCAGCTATCCTGACCATCGGAATCTTTGGTGATTCCTGGCCAACTCAGCCAAATCGGTTTTCACAGCCATTAGCGAAGGCGTTGAGAGCAAAGTATGGTGCTGGGCCAGGAGTTGGGTGGACGTCGTTTGGCAGGCACGCCACATCGGAGAACATAATTAACGGTAACGTGTTTTCTCCGAGCAGTTCAGACGTATTGAAAACATTGTTCACATGGACGGGTAACTGGTTATTTAGCTATAGCGGCACTAAAAACCCAACTAACTCCAGTCCTGATACTGCCGTGGTTACGTCATCCACACCAGGGGATGCACTGAAGGCCACTGTACCAGGCACCTCTGACGGCGGGTGGTCAACCTGCAGGCTGGGCTTTGTGGGTACAAGTGACGGTGTTATTCGATATAACTGGGATGGAGGGGCATGGACGACGCTCAACGTGCAAGGTAGCGGACTGCTGTTTGTTGATATTAACCCACCGGCTACTGTAAATGCCTCTAATGTGATTAACGTTGAGGTTGTATCTGGCACGGTATCGTTATGTGGGATAAAGCCGATTGGCACTGGCTCTGGTGTGCGCGTTCATAAGCTTGGCGCATCTGGTTCAAGTCTTGCTTCATGGCTGTCAATGGACGCCACTGATTTCGGAAAGGCTCTCGCCGAGATGGCGTTGGACACCGTTATCATCCTTACTGGTACAAACGACCAGCGGATCACTGGTGGCGCTACTGCATTTGAAGCTAACCTGCGCGCTTTTATTGCTCGTATCCGGGCGACGTTGCCCGGCGCTGATATCCTGTTTGTCATGCCATGCGAGAATGAGCGGACTGACAACCCGGTAACGATGGCATCAATGGCAGCCAGGGCCAGGACTGTAGCCTCAGATCTGAATTGCGCGTTTATAAACCTGCAATATATCTTCGGCGAAAACCCTGCAGATTATGCCTATGGTTCGATACACCCCTGGTTTGCTTCTGACGGTATCCACCCAGACCCGGCAACTGGAGGTTACCTGATCAAGGATGCCATTTACCGCAGTATGACGTATCGATAGGTGTAACCACTATTGATCTGCCTGCAGGATAAAACTACTGTATATAAAAACAGTGTGCGCCGGGAGACCGGTAGAGATCAAGGGGTGAAAGTCCCCGACCATTGAAGGACCAGCAATCCACAAGGTCCCCGAGTCATGCGTTGCATACCGCGAGGTATGGGGCGAAGCGTTGACAGGGGTGTTGACAGGCCAGCCATTGAGCCACGAAATGTATATTAAATTACCGGGTGCCGACGTTGTACTGTTAACGGAAGGCAACATCATAGGGTGCGATACTGCGAGTGCCACATGGACCCGGCGGGGTCTGAGACCCTGGCATGTCAATACGATCTCTACGCGGGAACCGGGAGATCTCCCCTCTGACCATCTGCCAGTGTCGGAGATGGCCCGCACCGGGAAGACGAGGAGTCATAGCCGGTGATGTACGGAGAGGAGAAGTCGGACTCGCTCATAGTAGCGGCGAAGCAGGCGAACAACCCGAAAGGAGCGGAGTCAGTGGAGCGAAGGAGCGGGGCCAAGGGGAACGCGGAACAGCCACACATGCGCCGGACACAGAGCCGGGAAAGCATGTCACAGAGGCTGTCACGCGTGCGGGAAGCTGCGAAGCAGCGGAAGAAAGAACGGTTTACAGCATTGTTCCACCTGCTGACAGTCGAAGCACTGGAAGCCGCATTCCTCTCCCTGAGCAGGAAAGCGGCCGCCGGAGTGGATGGCATCAGGTGGATGGACTACGCCGGAAACATGAAGAACAACATAACAGATCTGCACCGGAGGCTACATCAGGGCAGCTACAGGGCGCAGCCCGGCAGGCGTCACTACATCCCAAAAGCGGATGGAAAACAACGCCCGCTCGGCATCGCCTCGCTGGAGGACAAGATCGTCCAGTATGCGCTGGTGAAAATCCTGAACGCAGTCTATGAAAACGACTTTATGGGGTTCTCATACGGGTTCAGACCCGGGCGAAGCCAGCACGATGCACTGGACGCACTGGCCACAGGGCTGGTACGCACTAACGTAAACTGGGTACTGGATGCCGACATCAGTCAGTTCTTCGACAGGGTGAGCCACGAATGGCTGATCAGGTTCACAGAGCATCGGATCGGCGACCGGAGGGTAATCAGGCTCATACGTAAGTGGCTCACAGCCGGGACGTCGGAGGAGGGTCAATGGCGAGCAACGGAGGAAGGCACCCCACAGGGTGCGGTCATCTCACCGCTGCTGGCAAACATATACCTCCACTACGTATTCGATCTGTGGGCGCATCAGTGGCGACGTCGCTATGCCACAGGCAATGTGGTAATGGTCAGATACGCCGATGACATCGTCATCGGGTTCGACAAACGATACGATGCCCGGCGCTTCCGTATAGCCATGCAGCGCAGACTGAGGGAGTTCGGACTCACGGTTCACCCGGAGAAAACCCGTCTGATGGAGTTCGGCCGCTTCGCTGCCGAAAACCGTGCCATCAGGGGAAAAGGCAAACCAGAAACGTTCAACTTCCTCGGGTTCACGCACATCAGCGGGAAAGATCGCAACGGCAGGTTCATGCTGATACGAAAGACCCGCCGGGATCGGATGACGGCAACTCTGAAAGCCATCAAAGACGGGCTGCGAAGGCGCTGGCATTACTCAATCCCCGAACAGGGAAAATGGCTCAGGAGAGTGGTTCAGGGATACCTGAACTATCACTCGGTACCGGGCAACTTCCCCACCATGCAGAAGTTCAGGACACACGTAACAAACCTCTGGCGCCGGGCGCTCAGGCGCAGGAGCCAGAAGGATGATACGACCTGGACGAAAGCAAACAAACTGGCAGCCGCATGGCTACCAAGGGTTCGGGTTCTTCATCCATGGCCTGTGGAGCGGTTCACCGCCAGACACCCGAGGCAGGAGCCCGGTGCGTAAATCGCGCACGCCGGGATCTGTGCGGGGGGTATCCGGTAACGGGTATCCCTACCGCGACATTTATCGGAGGGCAGATCATGCTTCGACACTCAGACATCGCCGCGGCGTTCCGCGAGTCCATTTTGCGCAGTTCCAAGGGTTTCCAGTACCTTCACACCCGTGACTTCGTTACCGCGCTGCGCCGGCGCGGCATCCACTTATCCGAGGTGGAGGCGAACTCCTGGATCGCACGCGAGCAGACGTATTTCGTCGATAAGACGCCGGACCATAGCGAAAACAGGCTGTGGATGATGGCCAACATGGGGAGGGTGATCTAATGGGCTTTCCTTCACCCGCGACGGATTACGTTGAGCAGCGACTGTCTGTCAACTCGATCTGCAATGTCGGGCCGAACACGCTCCTGTTCGAGCGTTCTGTCGGTTACGTTGTGCTGGATATCTCCCTGAAACCAAGGCAGGGTAGTCAGGTTCTGATCCAGCACGGCGGCGGGACGGAGCTTGCCACGCTGAGAGGAAGGTCGCTGATTACCGAAGATGGTGAAGCGATCGAGGGCGAAGCCCTGGACGATGTTAATGTCATCGGCGTCGTGACGTTTACTATCTGCGATGTTCGCCAGGACAACGCCGTTATTTAGTTGCCGCTGGTTGCACTGGTGGAGTTGATTGCATCATTGTGTTTGGAAAGTTGGCGTAATGGCTTGCTCTCCTGCACAACCATCGATGTAATCAGCCCACCACTGCATCATCTCTCTGCGTTTATCCAGATACTGAGCATGGTTGTAAATGCCGCGTATTGACCCGCTGGCGGTGTGCGCGAGTTGTTTTTCAATCGCGTCCGCTGGCCAGCCATGCTCATTCATTATTGTGCTGAACTGGTGGCGGAATCCATGCCCGCTCGCCAGCCCCTCATAGCCAATCTGTCGGATAACTAATAATACGGCATTCTCGCTGATGGGCTTTTTCTTATCATTCCGCCCAGCGAACACAAAAGAGGAAACAGGGCTTGTGATCGGTTTGAGAGTATTCAGGAGATTTATTACCTGATCTGACATCGGAACCACATGAACGCGACGCCCCTTCATTACTTCTACGTCGATGGTTATCATCCTGTTTTCAAAGTCGACGTTTTCCCATTGCATAGAACGGAGTTCTTTTGTACGCAGCGCAGTATATTGCAAAACCTGTGTGGCAATTTTCGAAATAATACTCCCGGAAAAGCCAGATAGCGCGTTATTGAATGCTGGTATCTGATCAGCAGGAAGGAAAGGGTAGTTTTTCTTTCTATATCCCTTCATGGCATCAGCAAGGTCAGGAGCCGGATTATATTTGGCCCTTCCTGTAACGATCGCATACCTGAATACCTCACCACATCTTCTTCTGGCTTTATTGGCCCTCTCCATTGCCCCACGTTCTTCAAACCTCCGTATCACCTCCAGTATCTGCATCGGCTCAATATCCTGTATTTCCAGATACCCGATCATTGGCAGAATATCGTCACGGAACATGCGAGAAAGTTCATCCGCATATCCTTCTGACCAAACCTGCCGCTTGTGGTCGTACCATTCATGATAAATAGCTGAAAATGAATTGTCCTTCACAGACAACTTTTTGGCCTTAACCGGATCGACCCCGACAGAAACATCCTTCCTTGCGGTCCACGCTTTATCCCGGGCTTCCTGCAATGACATGAGAGGGTATTTGCCCACAGTCAGCACCTTCTCTTTGCCGTCGAGCTTATAGCGCAACTGCCACACCTTTTTGCCAGACACCGGAACGTACAGGTACAGGCCATTGCTGTCGAGCATTCGGTAGGGTTTGTCTTTAGGCTTGGCGGCCTCTATCTGCTTAACGGTGAGCAT